CAAGAAGTGGACGCGACTTTAATCTAATCGAGTTTGCCCGAGTTTCGGCATTTAACAGTGGTACTGCTCTGGGGTCCGAGGAGTTTAAGTCCATAGCGGCGTCTAAAACCGCGTTTGTTCCGGCGGGTTGAATAGCCCTAGGGATGGTTGTCCGGCTCAATGACTCGGAAATGGCAGGGTCCAGAGGAATCCTGTCGGAATAAGCGTCTTGAAATGTTTCTCTGATTGCCATTCACGTTATTCCTCGGAAGAATTCACCTTCCATCCTTCTGGGTATCCAAGCGTTAGCGCCGCCTGATTCAGGTATCCGAAATAAGAATCCTGTTGTTCCCTGTCCGCAAACACCTCGTATGATCTGCCGTCTTTATCCACGGTTGATGTCCTCGGCTGTCTTCCTCCGTACAGTTTTAGTACAGCCGCCTTCGCCGTGTCGATGATGTAGTTTTGCGACTCTCTCTGCACGCGGATATTTTTATCAAGCAAACTCGCATCTGTCGGATAATCCTTGCTGTAGTGATGGCTTTCCTGCGCTCTGAAAACATCGTGGGCGTTGTAGGTCCGTAAATATACGGCCTTCAAACCATTGAAATAATCCAATTCTGGTTTCATGTCGCCAATTCGGTGCGCTATCTCGCCACTGATGTACTCGACTTCTCCGTTTGTTTTGTTGATCTCATGGAACCCGACAACCTCCATGTCTGTCGATGCGTCACCCTTCAGGCTGTGTACCGGCATCGCAACTTTGTTTGGGCCGGATGCAAAAGACAGGTCCGGCCTAGGCTCCTTGCCGATAATGGAAGCACCCGTTATTGATCGAACCAGAAATCCGGTTTTGTCGTAGTGTCTTACCATTGACTGATTCAGGTTTTCCCCCACCAAGCCAACCTCGACCCCCGGAGACAAATCCAGTAGATGCCTTGGCATCAGCCGCACTGTCTCACCATCAACTACGTCCGTCGTTTCAAAAACTACGAACCTCTCGGGAAATCGTAATGACACATCCGCAATCGCGGAAGATAATATGGCCTTTTCCTCCTCCGGGTTCCCCGCTTCCACGACCCCCAGTTCCAAAGCCCTGTACGCCACCCGCATTATCAAATCTTCATTCTGGGCATCACTTAACTGGACAGACTTGGCCACGTTTTTTACTTTGTAGCCGCTAAGTTTCTCGTAAGCCGAAAGAGCAAAGTCGAGTGTTTGTTCAAGAACAACCGTCTTTCTTCCATATACCGAATGCTCATTTTCAACAATTCCCGTGAAAGAATCCGGGTCTTTGACCACATTCACGAGATTGGCCAGATACTCCGGGTTTTCCGTTGGATTTTTCGCCCACTCACGCAATGGAATCCATTCCGTTGTTAATCTCAATGCCTCATTCAATTGCGACATTTCGTCATTTTTATGAGTGTCGCCTATCGCGTAATTGTTGAACTTCGCAACAAGATCCCTCAAAGCAGGGTTTTGAGAGTACGGTCCTAGATCGCGTTTAAGTGCATCCATGTCAGGGGGGCCGACATCCGGGTGCAGGTATCTGTCGATATGTTCTCCGGCCAATGACATAAACAGACGCTTGGTGGGGGTGTCCAAAAGACTATCGGCTGCTCTACGGTTTTGGTGGTTCAAAGAAGTGTGGGTTAAAACAAAACTCTCTATGTTTCGCCCTTGTCCACCGGGTACGCCAAAGTCAAGCCGAGCGTTGTCCGCAATCTGTTTGGGCCAAAACCGCGTAGGAAAAACAACACCCAAATCGTCGGTAGCGTCCCCCATTAGAGAAACGATCTGGTAATCCTCCAAGTCGGGGTTTCGTGTAGCGAGAACGTCATAAACCTTGCCCCAACCTTCCACCGTTCTTGGGCTGTCCGATGGTTTTTTATCGCCGGGTAACCCATCGACAATCCATGTGGCAATTTTATTCGCAGTATTAAATGCGCTTCTGGCGGTCCTTATGTCATTTATAAGGCCGTTGAGTTTGTTCATCTTCGGCAAGTAGTTAGGGTTTGTGTTCAGGTGGGCTTCATATTTGTCACGAAGACCCTCGTAAATTCTTATGTCTGGAAGTTCGCCTTGGTTAACATGGTATTTTCTTAATCCGACCGAAATGTCCGTTATTACCTTGGTCAATTCATCCAAGTTGATTTTGTTTATGGATTTTTGATAACCGGATTGGCTTATCTGGCCAGTGTTCAAAAGCCAGTTGGCATGATCCCTGAATACCTGATTCGCCGCCGTCCTCTCTACGGGATTGTTCATGTCAGGAGTTTTCTCAATGCCCGTCCCCGGATCAGCTATATTCATTGGGTTGTTGTGAAACCCTATCGCGCGTTGATAAAGATTTTGATCATTGACCCGCTCTAAGCTAGCTCTCATATCCGTGACGCTCGACGCAACGCGATACAACTTGCTACGCAACGCCTTGCCGCCCTGATTGAAATAGCTTGGATCTTCATCGAACATCAACGCATGTCGCAATGGATTTACATTTGTAAATACTCCGCTTAGATGTACCAGTAGCTTCTCTGTCTGTTCCTTCTTTTTCGTTTCCCCCTCGGCGGGAGTCATGTGACCGCTATCCACCAGTGACTGTATCGACGAGTGTATCCCAGCCAGTGCATCGGAAATCTTTTCGTTCGACACGGCTACCGTATTCCCCACGGATTTTTCATTTTCAATGTCGTGACTGCTAAACAATCCCGTGAGTGTGTTCGCCGTATCCTCATAGATGGATGCTGTGTTTTCATTCGCAGCCGAAAGCATCCCTTTTTGGGACGCATTTTTCGCGTTCTCCATGAACTCCAAGTAGAGCCTCTCCACATCGGCCTCGTTGTTCACGAATCCGTTCGACGTACCAATGGACTCGGACAATGACTTTCTATATTCAAGTCCATATTCCTGAATATCCTGAAAAGTCTTGGGAGTGGGCGACTCGGTTATCGCGGTCAAGTACGAGGCGTGCATTTTCATCAAGCTGCTGTGCTGATCCACCCCCAATCTCTTCGCGTAAGAAGCCGTACTGGTGGCATTGCCGTTGGATAGGCCGGTGGTGAACGCATTGCCAACCTGCCTTGACAACCGGGTGTCTTGCAAAATCTCTTGGTTGTTGTTGAGGTAACCTTCGTAACGGCTACGCATCGTGTTGTCGTATGTGGATTGAATCTGATCAGTTCCCGCCTGATTCGACGCAACCCTCGCCTCGGCATCCCACTCGGTCATCTGGGCCAAGAAATTGTTGTAATCAGTCTTCCGCTTGGTTTCCTTTGCAACCTGTTGCAGTTGAAAACCAGCCTTGGCGAAATCAGTGATCGCATCGTATCCAGCCGTCTGCGCTGCCGGGGCCGGAAGTAATTGCGTGATTGGACTTGGTGCTCTGCTCAATTCATTGAACTCCTGATGTCATGGCCCTAAACTACTAAGAAACTTTGCGTCGGCAGCATTTATGGCGACGTGATGTGGCCCAATTGTGTTTATTGGCACGGCTCCTAAACTTCCTCCGGTTGCCATCGTCTGACTACGAATCCCTCCCGTGATGGGAGTTGTTGATGCGATTGTTCCGGTTCCCGTTGCTCCGGCACTAGAGAACACGCCGCCTTCACCGAATCCGCCCAGCAATGTCGTTGCACCGGCCCCGGCGAAACCCGCGAACAGTGCATGACGCCCGGCGATCCTCGCGCTTTGCGCCGCTGTTTCTTGGCCCAGTGCTCTTACCTCGGCGTTGTACTTGGCCTGCCTCACGTTCAATGCGCCCTGCGTGTACAGATCGGACATCACGTCGAGAGCACTTCCGGTTCCAACGCGAGCACCGCCCGCGCCCATCATCGCCAGTGCCGCGCCTTGTTCCTTGCGTGCCAAGTACCTTCTTCGCCGTGCGTCTTCATGGCCCTGCTCTCTGGCAGTGTCGGCATTCTGCTCATGGATCTTAGCCTGAGCATCGGCAGCGGACTTTTTTGCAAAGCCAGAAATTATCTGGCTTCCTGCAATGGCACTAAGCAAAAACACTTCCATTTGATAACCTCACATATCTTGCACACTCGGCCCCGTTGGGATCGTATTGGGCCATGACCGATTCCTTTTCAAACCCCAGAAGTCTCATCCATCGGTGTCCCTGTTGGTAATCGTTGCGGACATCGGCCTCTATCCGGTTGAATTTCCTGTCAGTCTGCAACGTGTCGAGGAACTTGGACACGCTCTTGTGTATCCACAGCAGTGCGTACCGATCCACGTCGTTGCTCAGGACGGTCCAGCACGTTGCCCTTCCATTCCATACCGGGACCAACCCACAGATGATCAGGATATTGTCATCCTTCAGCCCGGTGAACGTCGTGTGGTTGTCGGCCATGTCCTGCCACTGCTGCGTACTCATTTCGTATAGCCACCCATCACCACGTTGTCCGTTCTGGATCGACAGGTAATCAATATGCCAAGGCTTGAATGGCAACACTCTATATCCCGCCTGTTTGTATCTCATGGATCATCGATAGTATAGTCAACGGTGACGGTGAATCTGTGCTGATGGTAATCGTCGGCTGGCGGTCACTTCCCGACGGGATATTGATCTCGGCCAGACCATCCGCCGGTTCCGTGGCGACCAAGTTGCTGACATCAACGGTTTCCAAGTCTTCATCGTTCTGCTTGATCTTGAAATCATACGACTCGAACAACTCGATGAACGTCTTGAAGTGACGGCTGAGTATTCCTCTGGGATCTCTGTCGGTCTGAAACACCAGTGGCATCGTCTTCATCACGCTCGTAATGGGAAGCCCCACATGAGCGCGGTTCGCGGCGGTGGCCATCGTGATTGCACCGCTGGAAACGGTCTTCTGTGCCTGCTCCACGTTGTCGGCAAACACGGACACGGTTTCACCTTCAAGGTGATCCAGACCGGCAACGGCGGTAAACGTGGATGACGCATCAATTTTCACGATCCCGGCGTCAACGTAGAAGGCTGCGTCCGAATCGATGCTCTTGTCGAACCGATCCGACATGTACTCGATGTTTCGCGTGACAACGCTGTTGATGGTTCTCTTGACTACCATCCACAGGAGGTCGTGTGGCGTGTCTGGAATAACGGCGATCGACTGGATCTTGGCCTTGTTCCCGCCACTGAGAGTGTCCATAGGATGCCTGTGCCACGCGGTAACGCCCTGCTCCCTCTGGTAGGTGAACCCTATCAACTCCGTTTCGTTTTCGGTGATGAACCACAGGATGCTGCCCGGTTCCTGTTGGTACGCGGTTTCCACCACGGTCCCGTCGAACACATGCTCGGCCAGCAAGTTCATGTCCGGTGCGATGTACTGGTCGGCGTCGTAGCTGAACGACATTTCCCTGAGCTTCCTGCCAGCCCTCTGGATGAACAGACCGGCTATTCCAGCCTGAATCGGCCTCGCCCTGTCGGTGACCCCATAGGTCGATTGCCGAAGCAATTGAATGGACGTGGGCGTGATCGCCGCCGAGGTTGACCGGCTGGACAGAACCCACTCGCCGCCCTCGGTAAACAGGATCATCCCCTTGCTCGTACTGATCAGGGACCGAATGGAATTCACCCGGTCATCGCTGATCGACAGGCTCATTCCGTCACTGTCGGCTACGGCCCCGGTCTTGTCGCTCGGCTGGAAATTCGAGAAATCGTTCGTAACACTTCCCCACAGTGTCTGGGGCGCGTTGGTTCTGCCACCGATCCAGAACCGAGCCTGATGGAACAGGGGAACTTCCGGCCACCCGGTCGTATTCGACCATGCCCCGAGCCTCCAGTCCGTGGTCAGATCACCGGAGCTTCCAGTCCCTTTAATATCTTCCTTGATGATTGCCGATACCTCATGGTCGCTTGTAACCTCGGTGATCCTGAGAGATCCCCAGTTGGTTGAGAACTTGGCGCGGATGAGCCGCCCCCTGTTCAACCCTATACCGGACGGCGGGGCGGTCGGTGCGTCTGTCGTTGAAAACAGGGGATAGGTGGTGGCTTCGTCGTTTTCATAGGATTTAATGGTAACTGTCGAGCCGACCCCCGTTCCGTCACCGGGTTCTTGCTCCTCCCACTTGAGCTTCACGTTCGTCGTGTTCGTATCTTCCCAAGGACCGCGAGCGAAATTGAATTTCGATGTAGTCCAAGTGGTGTCGGCGGTCCTGTTCACCTGCAACGGGTTGTGGTTCTTGTGACAGAGGAACAGGATATCGGCTGACTGGGCATACTTGATCTGCCTCAATTCGGATTCGACAAACGGAACGGCTGTATCTGCATTTCCCCCAACGAACTGGGTATTGGTTTGATCGACAGACGTGGTGACCGTGCAATTGTCAAGGCCACTGTTTAACGTCGTATTGCCCTCGACGCCGTGCGTGGCCTGTTGCAGTACGAGAACTCCCGCTGTTCTAGTTGCAATGATTTTCCCGTTATGCCCGCTCGAATGCTCTATGCAATCCTTCAATGACTCGGCGATCGTTGCGACCACACCGCTTGCCACGGCAAATTGATTGCTTCCAAGGGTTTCCGTGCTTTTCGCCGTATATGTTACGGAAGTTTGAGCGGCCCCGCCGGTGAAATTAGTCTTGGTGACATTCGTAAGACTCTCTGTAATTGTCGTATTACCAGCGGTTCCACTTGTGGCTTGGGTCAATGTAAGCACGCCAGCGGCTTGGGTTACCGTGATCTTTCCGGCGTGACCGCTGTCATGCTCGATGCACGACTTCAATCCCGCAGCAATCTGCGTAACCGTTGGCGAACCCGTTGCTCCTCTTTCAAATTCTCTGGAGCTTTGAGCGGTTATGTTCTTCGCCGTATAAGTCTTGTTTGTTCCATCCGTGGAGATGATTGCGATCGTTTCATTGAGGTTCGGAACGTCAGTAAAGGTAATGGTGGCGGTGGCGGCTATTTCCGACGATTTGAGCCTGATGGTGTCGTCAACCGATGGTGTGCCAGTAAAGGTTAATACCGCAGCACCGGGGCTTGCGAGAGGTGAAAGGAGAACGTAATTGTGGTATCCACCCGTGAACTTGTTCGCAGTTGTTCCGTCATTGCCGAGTACGGCGACGTTGGCAAGACCCTCGGTGACTGTCGTATTGCCGGAACCGCCTTTTTGCGCTTGGGTCAGGGTTAAAACGCCCAACGCCTGCGACACGGTAATCTTTCCGGCGTGTCCACTTGCGTGTTCGATACAGGTTTTCAGACCGGTGGCAACCTCTGTGTCCGTTCCAGTTCTAATGAATTCATTGGCACTGGCGGAGGTTGCGGACTTCGCCGTATACGTTACCGCCGTCCCGTCGGTTGATATCAGTTCGATCGTTTCGTCGGCGTTCGGATCTCCCGTTACCGTGATCTTCACAACACCAGCACCGTCCTTGCTGTCAGATCCCGCCGAGGTAAGCTCGCCGTCGGTCAGAAGAAGCTGCCTGTCACGGAACACCCGGATATATCTATCGCCAACCTCCAGCATGTACGACTGGTCCGCTGAATGCTCGAACGGAATCATCCGGGTATACATGCTCTGGTCGTACACCGACGCGACGAATCTGGTTCCCGGTCGCCGGATCAGTCCGCCTTGGACAAGTGGGATGAAGTTGTCGAGCGTTTCAGCACCGTGATGGTACTGGGTCAGGTCGGCGCGTCCCTTTAGCTTAGGTGACAGTTCGCCTGAAGTGAACGTGGTAGTGACATGAGTTGAAACAGGCATTGTTCATCAATTCATTTCAGCAGCGGCCAGCTTGGATGTATCACCAAACCTTGCATCCAGCCATGTTGTTCCGACCAGTTGATCGTTCGGACCACTTCTCAGATCCTCGTATCGAGATTCGGCCATACAAGTGAAGTATTCCTGCAACATAAGGTTCTTCATGTTCAAGTCACCCGTCAGGGCGATTGACATCTCGGACGCCAGCAGGAGTGATATGCACCTGCGAAGTTTCGGACTCATCAGACCAACATCATCAAGATCCTTTACATACGCTATGTTCATCGATCCCTGATCGCTGGATATCACCTTGTTCCCGTCGAAGGTTTCAATTCGGAACTGGTATTTCATTTCCTCCGCATAGGCGAACCTTACGAAATCAACTGGCATGAGATAGGAATTGCTGAATCCCCACAACGGAGTGAACAGCTTGGCCAGCTTGGCGCGGACGATCGCCTCGTTCCACGAATGGGCCTGAAGCACATCCAGTCGAACGTCATCATAGAATTCACTGCATATCTTGGAAACCTTGTCGGACCCGTCGATACTGGTAATCGGCAACTGCCCCATCCGCCTTAACGCCAGATTGCAAAGGTTCTCGGCTGTGGAGCTTGATGCCATATATATCCTGAAAAGGGCCGTCGAGTCGTTAGCCTCAACGGCCCCGAAAAATAGAAGGACAAATTATGTTCTCATGTCATTGCCATACACTCTTACACGCACGCAACTATGAACTCGACATCGCAAGCAGCCGTGTCGGCAATTGCTGTAACAGATACTAAATCAGCAAATGTATTAGGCGTTAAACCTGCATTATCCACCGCATCCATAGTATCTACTACTCCGCCTGCAATATCTCCGTTGTAAATAAAAGATTGGCCTTTATCTACCTTTACGCTAAACTCATCATTGTCTTCATTTTGGAATATCAGCCCAATGTGATTGGTGGCGTCTTTATTGGTGATTCTTATATACTTGACATCGCCTTCAATAAACATTCCGGCGTTTATACCTGTTCCAAAATTAATGATTGTTTTTTCTGAAGTTGGAACATTGACGGTTCTTTCCGACACTTCATGTATATCACTTAGGGTCAAGGTATTCGTATTACCCCTGACCGCACCATTCAAGGTGACGGATTCCGTCAATGTGACCGTCATGGTAGCTGCACTGATTGCCATGTCTTTAATCTATCGTGTATTCGATTTCGTATGCAATTGTTCCTGCCGCCGCGCCGCCTGTAGTGACAGTCTGAGTCATCACAATGTCGTACTCGGCAAAATCGCCAGCCGAATCGCCAGCCCATTCGTAAAGCGTCTTTCCGACATTTGGCAGGGCAGTAGCGAGAACAGCCGTGCTGGCAGTCGTGGTTGCAAGGACGTTGACCATTGGTGAAGCAGCCCGAAGCTGAATGCTTCCATCGACAAAACAATCTGCGTCAGCCGCAGTTGCAGGCGTTGCTGCCGGTTCAAAAAGACCGATGTCAACTACGCTCGTAGGCGAACCAGCACCATCAAGATCGTCGTTGCCGATCTTAATGCTTCTTATACGAGCCTGTGCTGGCAGTCGTGTCAGTCGTATCAAGTCGGAGGCGGCATCGATATCAGCCGCAACAACTTCAAAGTTCCCCATTGCAACTCGGACTCGACCGCCCCATTGTCCAACGGGGGTTCTTACCGACGGGTCGGCAAGGAAGTTTGTTACCTCTGTGGAATCAGTAGTAGCCATTTCAAAAACTCCTGAAACTGAAGCCGGTCCCGGCTGGGGCTAGTGCCATCGCCGTATCGCTTCAGGTTATTATTAAGCCCCGTGAAACGAAATTACTTGGTTTCGTTGACCTTGATTCTTACGACTCGTTCGCCTTCCATTCTGGTCGAGCCGAACGTCTGCTCGATGAACACCTGAGTGGAATAGTTCTTGTCAGACCGTTCGCTGATCCGGGCATTGACGCCACCGAATTCCGCCAGAACAATTCCGTTTCGCTGCCATGCGAGGCAGTCGCGGATATTGGACGCAACGGTAAGCTGCTCGGTCTGGATGAACTTGAACCCGAGGAAGCTGTCAAGTTCACCGGAAACCAGTGGCTTGATCGCGTTGTAGTCGGCACTTGTCAGTGTCGTATCACGCAGGAGCGACATGAGTCCGTAGGCACTTGTGGCGAAGAATCGGTCGTTCGACGGAACCTCGTTGGAGTCGAGAATTCGTTTCGCCTCCCGAACCTTCGCAAGGGTAAGTGTGTTTGTTGAACCGCCGCCGCCATCTGCGTAATCAACCGCCACCTCAGAACCGGAAGGGAATGACTCGCTTCCAGATCCGGTCTTGCCGGTTGAAGATGTTGCGACCGCTGCGGCGCAGATGTCGAGATCCATCTGGCGACCAATAGCGTAGGAAAGACCTTCTGCATATGGGTTGTCCAGATTCGCCAGCATCTGCACCTGATCGGCATCGTCGATCAATGTGCCTTGCTGATATGTCTTTGGCGTCACCATGCGACGTGCATGATCGCCGTCAACCAACGGAGTATCGGCATTCCGTGACGTTGACTGTGTTACCGTGAACTTTCCCAACTGATCGAAAAACGCCTTTTCGCCCGTAACTCTTTCCAGACGAACGGCACTGCGAAGGCGACTGCCTTGCTGTTGAACAAGATGTTCGACATTTCCTTGGAATTGCTGAACAAATGCTGTAGTAATAGCGGCCATTTTGGAGCACTCCAAAAGGGGTGAATAAAAACTCAATCACGCTCTTTCGGCTGCGCTCCCCATTAAAAATGGACGCGGACCTGAATTTAACGTCTTTTGGACGCCGGTCTTTGCCGGGTGTCAGTCGGACCTCCCAGTGGAAAGCTACCCGACAGTTTCCCTTCTAACATTTAACGTCTGCTGGACGGCCTTCTTTCAGGCTGTCAGATGGACCCCCTGTGAGGAAGCTACCCATCTTGCCTATCTTATGCATCTTAATTTCATGTTGTCAAGTGCCATCTTCCTCGGGGTAGGCAAGTGAGTGCAACTGCTGCATTCTCTCGACCGCCTCCATGTTGCCGGAATTGGCTCGGCTCTTGTACGCCGCCATGAATTCCCGGT